AGGAATAATGAGTAGAAATGTAACAATGATGAGTAATTTCTTCATGGAGTCCCCATCAGATCAGGAATCGGCTGCTCTACATCTTCGTCAACAGCCCTATTGTTGATAATTTTACTCACCCATTGCAGGAAAGACTTGGCTTCAAGCCTTCGCTCCTCTGGAAGATCGTTCCAGACGGCATGTTCAGAATGCGTCCCTGTGGGTTCGCCGGTAGAATCGTATACCGTAGCAGTCGCAGACATGTTTATGCCCTCTAAGGCACCATTCTGGCGGTTGTAGACGGCATTGAAGGACAGGGAGTTGAACTTTGTCTCCACCAACTCTATCGTCTTGATAATCATGCCCAGTCCTCCGTAGTCTTTTTAAGGTGCAGCACTTGTCCAATACTTATTAGCGTCATCCCAAACAAGTATATCCCCGTTGTTTGGAGACATATCATCGTTCACATCATGAAGTTCATATATCTCGTATCCTACCCCAGCATGGACAAAAAGCGTCCCATTGCTCTTATCGTCAAGGGTAGTCCCTACAAACACTCTATGATTGGGAGCCTTTATGTTCGCATCAGTTACGGCAACAAGCCCCCCTGGGGTGTCAGCGGACAGAAACAGGGGATCTCCCGCACTAAATGTAGAAGTATCAAACCCATGAATAAGCCCAAAAGTAGTAATCCAGCCAAATCCGTTAATCGGTATGTCCATCGTCGCAACGCCAAGGACATAAGAAGTTGATTCTGCGGATGCATCTGCCAAGGCAACGTTAGGAACGTGACCAGTTGCCCCTGATACATGCACAACCTGACCATCTGTAATGATAGAAGCAGTTGTGTTCCTTGAGTAGACCCATTGCTCCTGCCCAATCTCAAGCGTAGTATCAGCACTAACATCGTTCTTAAACGCTATCGTGTGATGGGTAGTGTCCCAAAACATTGTACTTGCTATCGCCTTTGGCTGAACATCTTCATCAAAAGAAGTGTTGTCAAAGACAATATAAGGAACCCAAGTTCCTGGGACTGGGTTCCACCAAGCAGCCGCAAATACAGGGAAAGCTAAAACAAGAAGAACTATCCCCATGAACTTCTTCATGCCTAATCCTCAGAGAACATCAGCTTGGCATTAACGGTCAAGCCAGCAGGGTTTGACCCATCTCCAGTCGCCCTTATGCGAATCCTCTTGGAAAGGGGTACATTGAACCCAACCACCTGATATACCCCAGCATGAGCGTCAATAATCGTCCGGGTTGGACTGGTAGAGGTGATGTCAAAGTTCGTACCGTCTTCAGAAACCTCGTATGTCCAATTAACATCCGCAACACTTGTAGACGCAGAGACAGCAATCGAGAAATTCCCGTCTGAATGCTGGATGTCTATGGCATCACTTACAGCGTTCTCCGTAGCACTACACAGAGCATCCTTGAAAATATTATATCTTGCGAGCGTTTTGACATTTACCATAGCATCCTCTCCTACCTCCCACTATTGTTTTTACCGTACTGCTGATTCTCATCCTGATCATAACAATGAGGACCAATGATGCATTTCCACACACCATCCTGTTTCCTCAATTCAGTCTCTTTATAAAAAGTAAGCCCACAAACAGCGCACGTTTTCTTTGGACCCTTAAACCCTTCTGACGAATAGCTCATACAAACCCTACCGTTTCGTGAGGCATATAGGCATCGGTGGAGCAGATGATGGTTCCTCCAGCCTCTCTAACCCTTCCCGCAAAAGCGATATCCTGCCCCACAGCAAATTCGCTCGCAACATATAACTCGTCAATTCGCTCTTCTTCACAAATAACGTTGATGTCCGCAAACCACGGGGGCTTGAGCTTTTTGAGGAATTTGATTGAGGCGATAAAACCACACGTGCCAAAGGAATCGACTTCGATATAGCCATGTCGATTTTCAAGTTCCGACTCGGTGATAGAAACAATGTCATGACCTTCTCTTCTAAACACGCTTGGCTTTTTTCCGAACTTACCACTCTTGCATCTGCTCCATCCTGTGACGATGGTATCGTCCCCATGTTCTTTGATCCCCTTCCAGAGGTTAAGAAAAAAGTCAGGCTTGAATTTCTGGTCAGCATCAATCTGAACGATATAATCAAACCCGTTCTGGATAGCCGTCCAAACTAAACTGTTCCTCCCGTCAGGGATGAACCGTGAGCTTGTCATCTCCCAGGTCATCGGGAACGGAACCCACATGTTCCTCAAGCTGTGAGTAAAGTTCGCTGAGATGAACGAGTAGTTATGAGGAGTTCCGAAGAATATCCTTGGAAGCTCCTCATCCCATCTTTCGTCTACGCTCTTGCCACCAGAAAAAGTTGTGTCCGAGATAGGTGTGTAGTTGCCCTGGTTCAGCCTGTCTCCTGAAGTGGAATCTGTCTTCAATTTGTTCTCCCTCGTATGGCTCAAGCTCTTCGTCCCCAAAGGACTCAAGATAGACTTTATTCGGCCCGTTACAGACCGTCCCCATGATTGAGCATCCATCGCACTTCAACGAGTAGCCAGAAGTCTGTACTGCAAGCTGCTCCCCGTGGGTTACATGATCAGCAACTGTCTTATTGACTCCGTAGCTCCATTCATAAGGATCAAACATAACCTGAAACATGTTGACAATGTGTTTCTCATAGCCCTTCAACATGCAGAAGGGAACGTACCGCACATTCACCATCGTCCCAGCGTCAACCAAGATATCAATAGCCTTGGTAAGGTCATGCTTGATATCGCTCACCCTTGCCATGTTGGGCTTCTCTTGATCTGCCCATTCGTGATAAGGGTTGAAGTTTATAAAGTTGGAAATATATGGTTTGACAACCGCAAGGTCTTCAGCCATCTGGGGGAAAGAATCATGATAATTCGTCAGGACAGTGTTTGTCCTGAACTTGAATCCTTCCCGCTTGCACTTATGCATCGCCCCGAAGAGCCTCTTATACCCATCTCTTTCGGCAGTACCAGTATAGTCGTTGTGTGCTGCCCGATCTCCGTGGATTGAGAAAAGGATGTCCTGAAGACCGTGATCCCAGAGGTTATCAAGCTTCTCTTCAACGTCTTGCCCGTGGGTAATGATGCCGGGGAAGATACCGTACTTGTGGCAGAGGTCAAGCCAGTGGGGGAGTCGCTTGGCGATTGTCGGTTCTCCCCCTGAGATGTCACACATCTTGTCGCCACGCTGTCTTGCGTTTGCAATCTGTTGCTCGATCTGCTTGTCACTTACATTTCGCCACGGTTTTTGGTGGAGATAGTAACAACACTTGCATTCGATATTGCAGACTCTTCCGTGGTCAAGCTTGAATCTTCGTGTTGGGGGGAAAGTTGTTTCAAGATTAGGAGTTTGAGATCGGACAAGAACAGAGCATCTTGATGCCCCTTCTGGAGAAGCTTTCCATTCATTAAAGTCTGTCTCCTGATTGTAGACATACAGAACATCTGGAATAAAAGTGACCTTCTTCGCCCTCTCCAACATCGGAAGAAAAAGAGCAGAGTCACCACAGTATTGCCAATACTTGCCAGTCTTCTTGTCTTTCAACCTATCCATATCAACGTACTCAAGCATCTTTGCCTTGAAAGATCGCAGATGCGAATACGCTACATTTGAATATCGAACCAGTTCTTTCTCTGGGAGTTTGTGAGAAATCCCCAGGTGAGCTTCTTTCCCCTTGTCGCCGTACCAGTTCACATGGTTTGAATACGCCATCTCAGTCAACGGGTTTCTGATGTAAAGCTTCATGATTGTCTCTATCGAATTCTTATCGACAAGCCAATCATCGCCATCTACCCAGAAGAACACATCCTCATCTCCAGCATCTGCCTGATTGATGCCCTGCATGATCGATGTGATGGCAGATCCTGAATGGTAGGAGTTACGAACAAGGATAACTCCCTTCTTCTCCACAAGTTCTTTCTTGAGCCATTCCCACGATCCATCGTTGCTGTAATCGTCTACAACGATGTGGGTAAGGTTAGGGTAGGTCTGCCCTGCAACCGATCTTATGGAAGCCTTGACGTAGCGTATGGCGTTATAAACAGGCGTTATGACAAACGCATGGGGGCTACTCAAGGCTTTCCTCAATCTCATCAATGATCTGATCCAGCTTCAGTTTCTGATGCTTTAGGTCGTAATCTTCAATCATAAACCTGTTGGCTGAAGCCTGTTCGTTCTTCTCAAGATCCGACATGATGTCCATACAGGATATCTGATTGTCGAAATCCTCAATCCCTGTGAACACATGCTCTGATCCAAACCGCTCTGCAGCCCCTGGAAAGTTATGAATTAGCGGTAAGCACCCAGAAGCTATCCCTTCCGTGATGCCCTGCCCGAAACTCTCAAACAGAGACGTTGACAGGATGTAATCCATCTGGCTCAAAACGGTTGGCATTTGAGAATGCTCTACCTTGCCATGAAAAAACACCTTGTCTCTCAACCCAAGTGCTTTCAGGATGTGTTCAAGATACAAGTCAAAACGACGATCCTGAGACTGTCCTACAAAGTGAAGCTCATACCCCTCTTTCCTCATCTGATCCAAACAGTAGACCGCAAGGGGAAGGTTCTTCTTGTAGTTGATAAACCCTACGACAGCAATTCGTTTCCCGTATTTCTTATTCCTATCGATCTTAAACTTGTCGAGATCCACTCCGTTGAAGAGAATGTCCATCGGAGGGAAGTCAACTTCAAACATGCTCTCCTCAAGCTTGACTTTCACCCAAGGGCTAACAGTCAACAATTTGTCAACCGCCCTCCAGTTCACCTTGCTTGGGATGTCTGTGAACAGTTCGTAGCTGTGGAGCCTGTTGACAATCTTAGTCTTGCCAAGAGACAGGGTGTTCATCGCTTCCAAGAAAGTCTGATCTGTGAATTCGTACCACACAAGATCGTTGTTGACATGAAGCCATTGCAAGCCCTTCATGTCCAGTCGAACATTGTAGTAATCTACATCATGCTCTTTACCGTCATCCCGCTTCCTGCCCAACCATTCAGCAAACGGAGTGAAAGTGGAAAAAGGATCGTATACAGCAATCTTCATCTCGTCCCCTCATGAAGAAAGGGGGGAAGAGCCGAAGCTCCTCCCCCGAATCAATTACAGGTATACTCTGGCGTACCGAAGGACAGCGTCAGGTTTAATGCGAAGCTCAGGAGCCGTGCATGTAGTCCCGACAGTAGCCCTCAGAAGGTAGTAATTCCCAGCTGTCAGCGTGTCAGGGTCAATCGTAATCGTCCCTTCCAGCAGACCATCCACAACAACCGCAACCTCTCCAGAATCAGTGATACCAGTCGTAGTCTCCGCCGTGCCAATAGCAGTCCCAGCACCAGTTCCAAGATCCCTATAGGCTCCAACAATCTGGACATAATCAGAAACGCTCGTGGCGGCTCCGGTAGCCCAGAAAGCAACATCCACAAAGGACGTAACCGCTGGATCAAAGTCAGAAGGAACCTTGATGATGGTGTCAAGAGAATCAGTTGAAGAAACAGCATAGTCTCCAACAATGCCAGAAGCAGAAGAACCGGCCCCCGTAGAGAGCGGGGCTGATCCATATTCATATTTGACGTTGTAACCAAAGTTGATGGGCTTGTCGAAATACCTACGGACTTTACCATCTACAGAATCAGCGTCATAGGCAACGCCTTGAAAATGTGTAATCGTTCCCATAATATCCTCCAATCACAGGGACAAGCCCCAGGGAGAGGGAGCGTTAACCCCCTCCCCCCATGACCGGATTATTTGTTACGCACCAGAAGTTGCGCCAGGATTAATGAACCGCCCAATAACGAGCTTGGCAGAAGCGTCCTTGATTTCTTCAATCAAGAAACCACCACCAACTATAGCAGTCCCATTCCCAACAACAAGATCGGTTTCAAAAATATACTTTTCACCAATGTTCGTCTGAATAACCGCACCAGAACAAATCGCTTCCCAACGCACATCTTCAGTGGCAGGGTAAGCAAGGCAGGAAGTGGTAACAGTCCCACCAGAGTTGTCAACCGATTCAGCGGCGACAAACTGGATGGGCAGAACAGTGGTCATGGAAATGGAGTCCGTAAAAGAACCATCCCCAACACGAGTGAGAAGTTGCCCTTGCACAACGGCAACCGTTGAGAGAGGAACATTGACAGTGGCAGTGTGTCGATTATAAGGTCTAAAAGCCATATCTATTCACCCCCTCCCTATGCGCCTTCGGTTCCGTAGGTTCCACGCCATTTGTCGTAGCCCACACTGAACCGCATGATTCCGCCAAACTTGGCATCCCAACTATCAAAGTCAGAATCCCGCTTAACGGTATACTTTTTACGCCAGTAGAAACAAAGACCATGATCAGCCTTGTCTCCAAGCACGAACCACGCATCAGCATCCGTGAGATACTTCATCACAACCAGTTCCAGGGAATTCTGGAGAACGTTGGTCGTGTTGTCAGCCACGTAAGGCTGAAGCGTAGATTGCAGAATCTCCTGCGCCGTGAACATCAGGTCGATAGGCACAACGAGCTTCTTGGGGTTGATAGCGATACGCAGCCCACGCTCATCCTTCGTGTTCTTGAAGTTGATCATCGCAGCCTTCAGCGAAGCAACGGCAAGATCAGCATCAGTAGAAGGACGGTTGAGATGGTAGGTGGTGGTCTCATCGGGGTTCTGAGGATGCGTTACAGAGAAAAGAGTCGCACCATCAGGTCCAGTGTTAGCGAAACCGTTGTTGAGAATGTTGCAAGAATCCGTCTCTACACGGGCCTTGAAACCGCGACCCTGAGAGTTGAACATCTTGCCACCAAGAATGCCGTACTGGTCATCATCCATGCTCTCCATAGAAAGCCTAAGACCCTGGGCAAACGTGGTGTGGGTGTACGTCTTGTCATAAAGCTGCTTGGGGTCTTCATACCCCATGTCGGAACCCTCTGTCTTGGTTTGAGCAATCGGAAGTCCACTAATCTCAGAAACATGTTCGTTGTCTTTCTGAGAAGACTTAACATCGAAGCACTTGCTGTATTCGTCAGCGTCCATCGAGTAAGCGTTAAAAGCGACTTTCCGAAATTTCTCCTCAAGGAGGTCTCCAAACGCTGATCTGTATACGGTCATCGTTTATCTCCTGTCAGGTTTATTTCAGCCCCTGGACAAAAGAATCGTTTCGGGAAAGAACAGAACCTCCACCTTCTCCAGCATTAGCAACGTCTGAATCAACCTGAGAAGTCTGTGCTTCGGAAGCTTCTTTAATCTTCTCTGCCTTGACCGCTCGCCTTGTTTCGGCAAGTGGTGTAGGGATTTTCATCAAGATAAGATTCCGCTTCCCATACTTCGCATCAGACCCCTCGGCGGGCCAAACCTTCCCACCACCGGGAGCATTGGTAGAGACATCCGGTCTGTCTTCTACAACATATCCCTGTGACTTACGCAATCCCATCTTTTCTTCAAGGGCATAGCGATAAGTAAAACCATCCTCTTTTCCATGAACTATGGTTACATCGGTGTGTTCAAGATCACCCAGGAACTTAACATCAGGGTGTCCTTCCTTCTTCAACTGTGCAAGGCTTTTCACCCCTGCTCCCGAAGAAACCTTCGGGGGTCTACCACGTTTAGCCATGACTACTCTCCTCCAACATTAATGAACTCAGGATATTCATCGATTGAAACCTGTCGAGCTTCCCTCGGATCAATCTTGCCTTTATTCCTTTTGTAGGTATCGACAAGATGCTTCCGTAGGTCTTTGTCGGACATTCCAAATGCCCGCGCAAACTTACGCTCCTCTGGTCCAACCACAATCTGAACACCATCGTCTCTCGAACCTTGACCAACGCCAGACTCAGAAAATGCTTTACGGCTCATATCCTCTGCCTTTTGTGTGGCTCCAAAGTTCTTGAGCTTGTTCATCTTTGTTTTCAAGAAAAGAGACTCCATGCTTGTTTCCTTCGTGGTAGGGAGAGCCTTCGCAACTTCGTCCGCAACATCAGCAAACTCAGGGTCAGAAGCAAAATGGTTGTAATCATCCATTACTTGCTGCTGCTGCTGAGTTGTTTGATTCTGATGGGACTGGTTGATAACACCAACCATTCTTTCAAACGCCCCAATAGGATCTTCCGAAAGATGTTCACGGAACATTTCGTTCTGTTCGTCTCTCGTTTGCGAACCCTGTTGCTGTTGACTCCGCTGCTGTTGCTGTTGAAAGGTTTGCTGTTGCTGTTCAAACTGGCTAACTCTTCCACGCAACTCTGCAGCTTCTTCGGTAGCCTCATGCATTCGCCGCTTCGCCTCTTCGGCGGCTTGCTCTGCTGCTTGGATGGATTTGTAATTCGATCCACCAGCATCCGTAGGCTCTTCCGTTTCGAGATCGTTTACAATCTCTTCTCCAGACGAATCCTCAAAAGAAAGACTGGGCTGAGTCTCTTCTTCGGGGGTCTGGTCAACGGGCAATTCCATCTGTTCTTCTACCATTTGTTCCTCCTGCCAAGGAATGGCTATTCGCCGCTCGGCACACTATCCTGCTTGTTTTTATGTTTTTTACTCCAGTTTTTTATTTCGTCGAAAAACACAGCGATTGTGCGATACGCTTTTCGCATCCCTCGCATCTCCTGAACCTTTACCATCGTGTCAAGCTTGCTATCGTCAAGCAACCTCTCCGCAACGTTCACGCTCCTTCCGTTAATGTATGCATGGAAAACACGCATACCTTCGTGCCGTGCCAGATCAAAGACTAAATCACGATCCTCTTTCGGCAAGTCTGTAAGAAAACTCATTCTACAAACTTCCCGAAGAGTTCTTCCTCTGGGATAACTCGATACTTCTTCCCATCAAAAGCAACCTCTGACCCAGCGTACTTTCCATACACAACAAAGTCTCCAGGGGTGAGATCAGACTCTGCACATACACAGTCAACCTGTCCGATCATTTCTTCTTCCTGTGCTGAATCTGGAATGATAATCCCTCCCTTTGAAACTTCTTCAGGAGCAGGGGGAATTACCAACACCCTCCCATTCATCGGTACAAATTTCATCTACTGCCTCCCTTCCTTCCTCTCGTCCCACCTTGTTTACGTTGAGGTCGATTCTTCGCCTCCTTCTTTACATCAGCTTCTCTCTGAGCGGCTTGCATCTGCATCTGTTGGTTCCCTGCAGCGGCTTGCAGTCCTGCCTGTTGCTCAGTCTGTGCCATGCTCATCATGAGTTGGTCAGAAAGCTGTTGTTGCTGTTGCTGCCTTTGAAGCTCCATCATCGGGTTGCCCTGAACCACTATCGGCCTCTTCAGCCTGAGGTCCAGAAGGTAGGGCAACTCCTCGATAAGAACTGAAATGTCGTAAGAGATGGTGGGATGCATCATAAGCTGGGGATTGCCAGATATGATCGTGAGAAGCTTCATCACTCCGTCAAGCTGATGGGCTTTGCTCATGCCGACATTCATCATTGCACCCATCGCATAAATGTCAGGGTCGTGAGCAATGTCCTCTGCTGATACAGTAGCAAACTCTGCCTCTTGCGGACCCATAGAATCCTGTATGCCAAGAATCCTGATTTCTCGCTCTGGACCCATGAACCCAGCCTTGTACATCTTGAGCATCATGTTCCCAAGAGGACGAATGAACTGCCTCTCGAAATTCATGAGGATCGTCTTGAAGCGGATCTCAGCTACTTGCTGAAGGCTGATAACCGTGGTGGCTGCTTCCTGCCTCTGAGGAGAACCTCCGACAGCATAATCGTAAGTACCAACAGCCTTCTGAACCTTGCCTTCAAGCCTGTTGACTTCTCCAAACACGCTTCCAACAATGTCAGGAGTGTCAATCGGCTCAAGATCCCCCATGTCTGCCATAGGAACAATCATGCCAGGAGCAGATACGAGATCGTCCTGATCAATCTCTCCGTACTTGCTGATCTTGTAGCCCTTGTTCAAAATAAGAGAGATGTTGTCAGCTATCTGGTTCGTCCTATCATTCAAAGCGTCCTGCAGCCCTTCGATAGGAGTGAGCAGACTCATGCCCCAGTAAGACCCTGGGATGGGAATCGGACAGTATTTAATAAAAGGCTTGAACCCGCCAGGAAACGGATTAGGTTCCGCCCTGATAACAGTCGCTCCGTTGGCTACGGTGATAACAACTTCTTCCAGTAGCCCGTCATCGTCGATGTCGTACTGTCCCCAATACTCAAGAAGCTCGATCCTGTCAGGGTTCTGCTCATCGTCAACATACGAAACAGAATCGTCTGTGGGAACCTTCGCCATTTGCTTGCGATTGTCGCCAGAATTCCTGTTTCCATGCCGTGCATTCGATTTCGGAATCTTGTCAATATTGAAATACGAACCAGACTGTTCTTTAAGCTTGAGGTAATTCCTGTCCCGCATAACTCTATGAATGAAAAAGCGACACTCAGGAATTGTAAGAGCGTTGGGATCTGGATACGCATCTCCGTTATCAATACGATCCATCCACGGACCGTTATAAACAACAGGAAAGTCCTTGACCTTCTCAGTCATAGGTTGTCCTGTCTCAGGATCGATAACCTGTTGTCCTGTCTGAGGATCAGTTACCGGCTTATCAACGTAACGAGATTCCTTCTCTCTCCTCCAACGAACTTTCCCATGACCTGTGCCAAAAATAAGACCGTCCTTATTCACATCCCCGCCATGAGCAAACAGATCCATCCTGTCTGCATCATAGTCAAGAAGGGACTTGCTCTTCCTCGACTTCTCAACATCGTCCTGTCCAGTTGGTTTTACTCCAAAGATTTCAGGACCGCCAAGGACGGTGTTCACAATACGAGGATGAACTGTTTCGATAACAGCGAAAGACTCAGGATCAAAAACCTTGCTTCGCCAGGGGTGGTTAGAGATGTCAAGCTGACACATGTACATCTGGAAATGCTTATCCCAGTCTGCCTCACGCCCGCCTTCATCCCTTCCTCTGGCAGCTACTTCAAAATTGTCAAGAACATGGTTGAGAATAGCAGTAAGAGACTCTTCTTCGTTTTGGGTAGACTCATCAATCCCTATAACGTCTTGCCCCTCTTCGTTAATGGAATCGTAAATTACTTCCGTGGGGGCTTCGTTTTCTGGCATCCCTTCGGAAATAAGGTCTATCGGTTGCTCCTGCATTTCCTCTTCAGGAAGAATTGCATCAGCTCCCAACTGCTCTTCTTCTCCAAATATCTCAACCATTATTTCCCCTGTTTGCGTTCATCCCCAAATACATAACAGGGGTGAGTATGTTTAGAGTCGGAAGCTTGGGAAGCATAATCCCAAGAATGTTTTGCGGACCGCTGTCACGAGGAGTCATAGGATTCATAGCACTGAGTTGTGCGTTGGGGACTTGCGAATTCCCCCGCTTGACAAAGCTCTGCAGGGGAGCAGCGTTCTTTTGGGGAGAGTTGGTTTGTTCAAATATCATTGCCCAAGCATCCCTTGTATCATCTTCAGCAACTCTTCAGGAGGCATGACTTCAGAACCTCTTGGAATCCCAAACGCCTCCCCAAGGACTGGACCAGGGCGAGAAGGTACAGTAATGTTTTCATTCCCACGAATCTGCCCAGCCATGTGATCCATTATTCTGCTATCGTTATCCTCAAACCTTGTACGAGATTGCAGCCAAGGAGGAACTGCATTATATTTTGATTCATCCAAATTTATGTCGTGCCCAGGAATCTGATCTCCATAGCCAACAACTTCTGGGGGCATGTAATACCCTTGCCCCTGCCTTGCATATTCAGTCGGATTTAAAAGTCTCTGAAGAAGCCCCATGCTTTGACCAGCAAGCCCAGAAGGCTGCGGCCCACGGGTGCGGACAGATTGTTCACCAACCATTGGGGTACGTTCAGCCTGAGACAGGAATGGCTTGGTGTTTCGAGAGATGCCCCGTTACATTTCGAGAACCGTCCATTGGAACTTCATCCCCTTGAGGGATTGTTCTCCCACCAATATTTGACTGCTGACTTGGAGGTCTACGTTCAGCACTCATCCTTGCTTGGTCTATCCCAGGCCAAATTTTTGAAAGCTCCATATCAATATCCCGTTCTTTCGTTTACAGGTTTGTACCCTTTGCTCTTGGATCTTCCCACATCAACATAATGAGGATTCGCCATTAATGCGTAGCGAAGAGCGTCCATCGGATGCTTGTCTCGATCTCTCGGCTTGTTCTTCGGATACTTGTTATCCTTGTCAGATCCCTTCCATTCGTCCCAAACATAGCGAGTAAACGAATGCCGTAGCATACGAAGGGTATCGAAGAAGAAAATCCTCGGTCTATCCTGTTCGGTGATCGATTTATTAAAACGAAGAAAATCACGAACTCGTTTGTGTCCTGCTGCAATATCGTTGTTCGCGTGACGGCAGTAGATACCGTTCCGCTTGAACATCTTCCAGATGCTATCTCCAACCTTTGCCGTGTTGCTCTTATGGTTGGAAGCAGGGTCAATCAGTCGCATGGGAAGAGCGTTTGCTCTCTTGGTATGATTCTCCTCACGCTTCTTGATAGCGTCTGCCATCTCAGGGATCGTCATGTTTCCCATTTCAATCTCATCGAAAACATAAACATCGCTCTTCTCATCCGCCGCCATCCACAGACCAAAGGTTGGAGTCCTGTCGTGAGGATCGATTCCAAACCATCGAGGCCAATGAGATTTAATGGGGAACGGTTTAACTAAATGACCCTCCGGGAAGTAGTGGTCACGATACTCTTTGTAAATGAGTCCTTGGAGTACAAGCCACTCTCCATGAACTCTGACTTGAATTTCGTCTTCTGTGAGAGCGTTCTCGTAAGCTTTGACTTCAGGGAGGGTCAACCCGTAGCCTACATTGTCGTACATTGAGGCTTGGACGAAAAAATAATCTTTGTCTTGTGTCGCCTTGAGTATTATCTCGTCCAAGATCCAAGGTTCGGAAAGAGGTGTCATGGTCAGCCATGCGTATCCACCACGGTCAACCAGCCCACGAATGTTGGCAATCCAATGCTCCCTGGGGGGAGGTTCATCAAACCACACCCAGTCGAGGTCTGCCCCTTCGTGCTTCATGTGTTCCTGCTCCATCGATAACAAATCGATCACGGAGCCGTTCTTCATTTTGATCTCAACCCAAGACCCTTGCTGCCCCATCTTGGTAGATTCGATAGCATCAGCGGGCCAGAGATTCTTGATCTTCGGTTGGATAACCTTCTTGATCCCGTCCAGATAACTGGTTCCCACAATCCTGCCCCTGTTCGGTGGCTTGATTGGAACCTTCGTCCCATCCCAAGGACGCTCGCCCAAAGCGAAAGCACAGGCTTCCAGGCACCCAGATTCCGTCTTGCCAGTCCTGTTTCCCCCCTGGAATGCCCTGAATCTGGGGAAATGATCACGGTCTGGGTGGAAAAAGAGAGTCTGCTTGGCATGGGGATCGAAATAATAGGCTTTGTTGTTTACCACAATGTCTTTCACAGACTCAAGGGTCTTGCAAAGCTCATGAAGCTCTGTGACATTGAGGGTTGAAGCGTCAAACGCTGGGATCACCATTAATTCTCCATAAAAAAACCCCCACAGAGGGGGCAAATCCCCTGTGAGGGCACTTCTTGGGGCAACTACCGGAGGACAAGGGCCGGTAGGAGGAGCTAACTGTCCAAATTACTGATAAACTACGTCTTTTTTATCGTTTTGTCAACATCTTATTCCACATAGACCCCATATAATATTGATAATGTTGGTTTTTTAGCTGTTGAGCTTCCTTGAATTCCTTGTGCGAAAGCACAGAATCTCCATAGAATTCGCTATCTTCCGACGAAGAAGGCTGGGGCGCACGTTGAGAATGCATCGATCCCCATATTCCATCTCCGCCTCAGGAGAAAGGGCGAACCAGCACCTCCATCCAGTCCTCGTTGAATTCATCGTCCATGAGGGAGACTGCCTTCAGCTTGGCAGAATCTTCGTTCTTGGCAAGAACGGCAGTAATGGGAACAACCAGGGTTTCCTTCCCCTCCCTCTTAAACTTCTGATCGTCGGACTTCGTTTGGATAATCGCTACTTCAAACAGTGGCATATCGTCCCCTCCTTCAGTCAGGTGATCCAGTCGTTACGTGGTTAACGAGAATGTCTCTTACAATCTCCGACACAGACACCCCCTTGTCATCTGCAGCCTTTTGGAGTTGTCGATGGAGATCCTCTGGCACGACAGCAGACACGGAGTGCCCACAGCGGATTCTGAGTTTAGTCATCCAGATTCTCATCAGACTATCTCAACCTCATCGCCCTTCTTGATGTCATCAAGGGCGGTGAGTTTATCGTATCCTTCGCCCTCCGTCCCATGAAAGGTAAAATGTGCGCCCTTCTTAAGCTCAACCCGCTTCCTCTTCCCCTCGTAACAGGGCGGGGCGGGGTGGGTTGAGGATAGGATGTGCTTGTAGTGAGAGTGACCAATCGTGCTGTGTGCAACCCAATCCTCCCGCTCACAGATGCCTATGATGAGACTACCTGTATCAGTCCCAAACACACGCCTTACCCTCTCCCAATGCC